TCCAAATGGTTTCCACGATTTGATGTTGAAAGACACAGAAGGAAACGAAACTTTATTAAAAGTAAAATCTGAAGACGGTAAAATCGTTGAAAGAGAAAATGTTGAGATGGCTGATGTTGATGCTGACATGGTTAAAACTGAACCTATCCCTGCAGTTGGTAACGAAGACAAAGAGAATGTGATGCCTGACTTAAAAGGTCAAGTAACATCAGGAACTCTAAAGATGGCTGAAACAACTGATGAAGTTGACCCTAACATGCCTGAAACGGATGGTGAACCAATGGAAGATGATAGTGAGGAAAGTGGCACAATCAATATTGACTTGAAAAAGATGATGGAGAAAATGGCTTACAGAATTGAAGAGATGGAAAAGAAAATGATGAACATGGAACAAGCAATGATGCCACCATTATCATCAGAAGTAGCTCAAGAAGTAGATGGTATTAAAATGGCTGAAGTTGACGAAGAAGAGTTACCTAAATTAGATGGTGCTCCAATTGAAGATACAAATTCTATCTTAAAGTTTGAAGCAAATAGAAAAAATTATGGTAAGAAAATACAAGACCCACAAGGTTCTTTCTTATCTAAACTTTATAATTAAAATAATTAAAAAACAAAAAACGAATTAACATGAACAAAATTCAAAAATTCGGCACAATGCCAGAAGGTATCGGCCCAACCGGTAACTCTTCATACGCAGGTGAAGCCGCAAGTGGATATATCGCAGCAGCGTTATTATCTGCAAACACATTGGATAAGAAGTTAGTTACGATAATGCCAAATGTAAAATTTAAGAGCGTTATCCAAAAATTAGCCTTATCTTCTTTAATCTCTGATGCATCTTGCGATTTTAACGCAACTGCAACAGCATCAATCTCTGAACAGGTTTTAGTTCCTGAAGAGTTTCAAGTTAACTTACAATTATGTAAGCAACAATTCGTAGATAGCTGGAATGCCTTACAATTAGGTTTCTCAGCTTTTGATGAAATCCCTAAAAACTTTAACGATTTCTTAATCTCTTATGTAGGTGGTAATGTAGCTCAAGCTATTGAACAATCTATTTGGGCAGGTAACGGAACAACAAATGGTGAATTTAATGGTTTCCAACTTATCCTTTCTGCTTCAGTAGCAGCGGGTGGTGCAACTGCAGTTTTACCTGCAAGAAGCGCAGGAAGTGGTTCTGCAATTATCTCTGGTAGTATTACATCTGCGAATGTAATCTCTAAATTACAATCAGTAGTTGACACTATCCCTGATACAGTTTATGGTAAGCAAGATTTAGTTATCTATGTTCCTACGAATGTAGCTAAAGCTTATCAATTAGCATTAGCAGGTCAAACATCTGTTCCTGCTTCAACTGGAACTGCAAATGGTGGTGCTAATGGTTACCAAAATCAATTTACAGTTGGTGAAAAACCATACAACTTCAATGGTATTGATTTAGTATTATGTCCAGGTATGACTGCATCTAAATTAGTTGCAGCTCAAAAATCTAACTTATTCTTCGGAACAGGTTTGATGTCTGACACAAATGAAGTTAAGGTGATTGATATGGCTAACATTGATGGTTCTCAAAATTACAGAATTATCATGAGATACACTGCTGGTGTTCAGTTTGGTGTAGGTCAAGACATCGTTTACTACGGAGCTTACTAAAAAATAATTAAGGTCGGGAGGTAAAACTCCCACCTTTTAACAAACAAATTAAATTAAAATAATATGGCTTACACATCAGGACAATGCACAGTTACTTTGGGTAGACAAGAAGTCTGCAAAGAGTCAGTAGGTGGTTTACAAGGAGTTTACTTCTTGAATTACTATACTGCATCTGCTACTACTAACGCTAACGATTTGGTAACAGCATTAAATACAAGTGGTTCAGCGTATTATTATGAACTTAAAGGTAACTCTTCTTACACAGAGACTGTTAACTCATCAAGAGATAACGGAACTACATTCTTTCAACAAGAATTAACTCTTAACTTAAAGAAGTTGACTAACGAGATGACTACGCAGCTTAAACTTATGGCATACGGGCGTCCCAAGGTTGTAGTTTGGACATTAAATGGTGAAGCATTATTGATTGGTAACAAAGAAGGATGTGATGTAACTGCAGGAACTATTCAAACAGGTGGAGCATTAGGTGACCTTTTCGGTTACTCAATCACTCTTACAGGTTTAGAAAAAGAACCGGCTTACTTCTTATCTGGAAGCACAGTAAATAACGCATTCGCTGGTTTAACAACACAACCAACTATCGTTTATGGTTCATAAATAATATTATGACTTAAAATATTAGACCCTACTCAAACGAGTGGGGTTTTTTTATTGTCATAACTATTTTTAGATAAAGTGGTGTTTTTATTATATAAATTATAGATAATGCAGAGTTATTATATCTCACAAAGCAACTCATATACCTTTAGAACCGAGCCAACAGCATCTACATTGAATGAATTTACAATGTCTTTGACTGATATGACTACATTGCAAACATTTACTGCATCTATGTCTGGTATAACTTATGAAGGATACCAAAGTTATATAGGGTTTACTGCAAGTATAAGTGGTGCAATTGTTGCATCTGAATATCGTGCAGTATTATATAATGGAACTCCAACAGGTAGTGTTGATATATGGAGAGGTTCAGTTCAAGTATATGCATCTCAAAGTATAGATAAATCCGTATATGAAAACCAAATACCTCCAATCACTTCACACGTAAGTGAAAACAAATACATAATAATGAACTAATATGAAAGGAAAACAAAATTTCGCAATTGTAAATGTAAATAATAATCAACTTCCAATAATTACGGAAGATACGAGAACTCGTTACTCATGGATACCATTTGGTGTTTATGGACAAGATGATTTCTTTGATGCAATAATTGCAGCATTTAATGTTTCAACAACTAATGCAGCATCGGTTGAAGGTATTGCTGATTTAATATTTGGTAAAGGAGTTTATTCTAAAAATGAAGCCTTTAACGAAACATTACAAAAATTAGTTCCACAAGAGGACTTAAAAAGAGTATCGTTTGATTTGAAATTGTTTGGTAATGCAGCATTTCAAGTATATTGGGATGATACACATACAAAAATAAAGAAGATGTATCATATTCCAGTGCAAACACTTCGTGCTGAAAAACTATATGGTAATCCAAAGATAGAAAACTATTATTATTGTGTTGATTGGCATGATAACAGAAAGATTAAAGAGAAAAAGAAGATACCTGCTTTTGAAACATCAGAAGAAAAGTTAGAAATACTTTACATTAAGAACTATTGTCCAGGTTTATACTATTATTCCCTTCCTGATTGGATTTCATCTTTACAATTAGCAATTTCAGAAGGTGAGATAGCTAATTTACATTACAATAACATTACTAATGGTTTTTTACCGGCAGTAATGATTAATTTCAATAACGGAGTTCCTGCACCTGAAGAAAGAGAAACTATTGAAGATTTAATTCAAGCAAAGTTTACAGGAACGGATAACGCTGGTAGATTTATGTTATCATTCAACGATGACCCTGCTACTAAACCTACAATTGATGTAATTAACATTGAAAACTTACATGAGAAATACGATTATGTTGCAGATTATGTTCAAGATAGAATATTAGTTTCACATAGAGTAACTTCTCCTTTATTATTTGGTATTAGAACAAAGAATAATGGTTTCAGTTCACAAAGTGAGGAAATGAAAACAGCATTTAGCATCATGCAAACAATGACTATTGCTCCATTCCAAAACTTAATCTTAAATACATTGGATTACGCATTAACTTGTTCAGGATATACGGATACTGAATTATATTTTGAACAATTAACTCCATTAGTAATTTTATCACAAACTGCAGAAGAAACTGGTAAAACAGTAGGACAGGTTGAAGATGAAACTAACAAATCAATGGAAAATCCATCAACAACCGATGATGGACAAGATGCAGTAGTGACTGACCCTAACTTGGAAGACCAAAAGTTCTCAATGATGGAAGTAAATTCAAAAGAATACGAAATATATAATAAAAAATAACTATGTCATACGCATTATTCATAAACAGAAACGATATTATAAAGAACACTCCGTTGCAAGGTGCAATTGATGCTGATGCTTTATTGCCATTCGTTAGAACTGCACAAGATAAATACTTAAAGAACTTATTAGGAACTGTTCTTTTTGATTTTTTACAAGACCAAATAACTGCTGGGACTGTAGCACAATTGAGTGTATATTATCAAGACTTATTAGATGATTACATTAAAAATACTTTAATATGGTATTCATCAGTTGAATATATTCCATTTAGTTCTGTTCAATTCAAATCTAATGGTAGTGTTAAACAACAAAGTGACCAAGGAACGGCACCATCTAAAAGTGAGATTGATTATTTGTTAGCTAAAGCATTATCAAATGCTGATTATTATGCATTAAGATTACAAAACTATCTAATTGCATATTCTGCAAACATTCCTCAATACTTACAATCAGTTGGTAACCAAACACAAATCTATCCTGACCAAAGTAATCAATACTTCGGCGGTATACAATTATAATTAAAACTATGGCAGCAATCGTTCATAATTCTGGTATAAATTACTCACTTTATTATAATATTTTGAATTATTTCAAAACTATTATGACAAACCACCCTTCTATCATGATGGTATCACAGGGTGCATTGAGTGATTTTGACTACGATGAATTTCCAAATTATCCAGTAGGGAATGTAGTAATTCTTAACGCTAATTGGGGAACATCAACAACGGATTACCAAATACAATTAATAGTAGCAGATAAAGTTAAAAACAAAAATAACGAAAGTGACCCGACAAACAATGAAATAACTATTCCATTTTATAAAAGAGATGATTTAGTTGATATTCATGCAAACACATTCAGTATCTTAAATGATTTAACTTCATACACACAAAGGAGTGTAGATGGATTTGAAATCAATACGGAGATTGTATGTGAACCATTTAGTGATAGGTTCAACAATGGGTTGGCTGGGTGGAGTGCAACATTCACACTCACTACTCACAATGATAAAAATCGTTGTCTTTTTTTTTTAATTGACCCGAACTTTTTAGGATATAGAATAAACGATTGCATTACTGGTATACCATATAACGCAATTATATCTGTCGGTGAGGGTCAGAACATAGGTGGAGCATTTGCAACTAAAATAAACACATCATTACCTGCAAACTATGGTAATTTGAAATGTTTTAGTGTAGGTGAGGGATTAGAACAAGCTAATTGGCAATTTGTAAATATTCCAATGGTCAATTGGCCACAATCTAATTTAATCAATTGTGATATTTGTGAATTATGGATTGAACCAAAGATATGGAATACAACACCAGCAACATGGGCAGGTGATTATAGTGATTTTAGAACATGGATAACAGATTAAAATAAAATAATAATATGGGAAATTTAAGTAATCAATACATCTCACAATCGTTTCAATCTCTATTACATTTAGGGAGTGATAATACTGCATCTGCAACTTTTGCAGAAATACAAGATGCATTGGGTAATGGTGTAGGAGTATTTGTAAATACCACAGGTAATTTAAGAGTAACAAATGCAATATCCGCTTCTGCAGTTAGTGCATCAACAATAAGTGGATTTGGAAACCCTGTTAGTTATTCAGCATCTGTTTCTAACCAATTAATATCATTACAAAATACTGCATCTGCTTTAATAATTGCAACTTCATCTTTTGCAACTACTGGAAGCAATTCATTTATAGGAAATCAAAGTGTAACGGGTGATTTATCAGTAACAGGAACTATTAGTGCATATAAAATAAATACTACAATAGAAAGCAGTAGTGTCATATTCTCATCTGGGTCTAATATTTTGGGAGATGATGCTTCAGACATACAAACACTCAACGGATTAGTTAGAGTGTCAGGAAACGAACAAATAACGGGTTCTTTGGGGGTTTCTCAAACCATTACATCAAATGTAGTTACAACAACAACATTAACTGGTATTGGAAATCCTACAACATACTCTGCAAGTGTTGATTTAAGATTAACTGATTTGAATGCATATAGATTAATTGATAATCAAAAGTTTAATGATTTGGCAGTTACAACTGCTTCAATGAATACATCGTTAGACAAATTAAATACTTGGACTTCATCATATCAACCGATTATTCAAAATTTACAAGTATCACAATCTATTGATAATACAAAATGGAGTAATTTAGGAAGCCAATCAGGTAGTTTTATTACAGAAAGTGAAACAGGCAGTTTTGCAACAACAGGTAGTAATTCATTTAATGGTAATCAAACCATAACAGGAAGTGTTTATGGAAATACCATTTCTTTAAGTATTACATCACAAACTGCTAGTATGGATGTATCAACAAGTAATTTATTTACTTTAACATTAGTAAGTGGGTCTGCTACTAGATTACAACCATCAAATATAAAAGCAGGTCAAACTATAAATCTAAAAGTATTACAACCTGCAGTAGGATTTGGAACAATTGTAATACCTTCAACAATTTTACAACCAATTGGAAATACATATTCAGCAACACCTAGTGCATCTGCACAAGACATTGTTACATTAATTTCTTTTGGAACTACTTTATACGCAACTTCTATTAAAAATTTAGCATAATGAGATTTACACCAACTGCATTTGTAGGTTCTCAACAAAATAATATTAGATTATCTACTACTAATTTAATAGCATACTATGATGTAAATTCTTATAATAGCACTGATAATATTTGGTATGATATAAGTGGAAACAATAATAATGCTCAAGTAACAGGTAGTGTTCTTAATTTAGTAAATGGTCAAGGTTTACTTTTTAATGGAACTAATAATTTTGTTAATATGCCTTCATTTTCAGGAAGTGCTGCATTAACAATTATTTTATGGGGAAATGCTAATTATAATATTAACAGAAGCTTACCATCGGTTAATCATACTCTTTTTAGAAAAGGTGTTATGCCAAATGGTTGGAACTCATATCTTACACAAAGATTTACTGCAACAAGAGATGCATTACAAACTTATGGCCAATCCGGTGTGGGATATGTAAATCAGGGATTTGTAGGTGCAGCAACTGGCAGTATAAATTTTATTGGTTATCAATCAACAAATTTAACATCAAGTGCATTAAATACAGGATTTGCAAATGCATCAAGTAGTTTATGGTCAGGTAGTAATGACTCATTTGGCTGGAATAATCAAGGAACTACATTCGGTAGTGTAATATTTCCATATAATAATCCGTTAGTATTTGGTAGTGGTTCAGCTGGATATTATAATGGAACTGCTCAAATAATTGCAATTTATAATTCACTTTTAACAAATGAAGAAATGAATACACAATATTCTTTAGTATCATCATCAGTATCATATTAGTATGGCAACAATTAACGACATTACAAAGAAGGCAAAAACAATTACTGATGTTCTTATCAGACAAGTTGCCAATAAAGCACCATACAAAACAGGTAGATTAAGGAAAGCTTTAATTAAAGCAAATACTATTAATACTGTATTTGATGTGCAAGGTTCAACTTCAAAGGTAATTCCAATACAATCATTTGAATTTTCAATTAATGTTTCACCAGATGATGCTCCATATGGTAGATGGTGGAATGACCCAACGGTTGCAAAGAATATCAGAAATGGTAACACAAAAAATATACCTGATGCAATAAATTTCGTAGACAAAGCAATCTATACTCCTGAATTTCAAAGAGGATTAGATGAATTATTAGATTTAATAGGAGAAACGGTTGCAACTAATATTGTAAATGAAATAGAATAGGGTATCACATACTTTTTTGAATTTAGTGGTTTTTATATAAAGGAAAAAAGAAATGTCATTATCGTTTACACAAACACCAGCAACAGCATCTTTAGCTCAATCACCAATTATATTTTCGGTGCTAGAAAGCACACCTGTATATACATCATCTTCATTTCAATATTTTGGTGAATTATACTATTGGACTGGCTCTGTATCAAATTCAGGAAGTGTTCCTGATTACACAATTGTAAAATATCCTAATACACAAAATGTAGGTATCTTTGATTTGAATAGAATAATCAATTCAACTCTTACTGATTTAGCAATTGCTAACCCATCAAATGTAAAATACTTTGCAGTTGATTTTTATTATCAATACAAAAGTGGGTCAACATTTGTAACAGGCTCACATGTTAAATCAAATGTTTATAAAGCATTAGATGGATATGGAGTATTTCAAGAACCAATAGGACAACAATTATTTACATCGTCTGTTTATTGGCCGTTGATGACTGACGGGCCAGTTTCTCAAAGTTGTTTTGACTCAAATGTTGGAACATCAGGTGTATATGTTGGTAATGTGGGTTCAACTAGTCCAACAAAAGTAGTTTATACTTCTAATTTAGGAAGTGCTAATTATGCAGTTAGTGGTAACACATCTTCATCTGCACAAATTGCAACATATCCAATAGGGCCAACTCAAAGTGGTTTCCCTCTTTCAACAATAGGATTAGAATGGTTTGCTGTTCAAGCATATAACGGAGCAAGTCCATTAGGAACTTCTGTTCGTTATGATTTAACTTGTCAACAAAAATATCCAAATGTAAGAATTAAGTGGAAAAATAGATATGGACAATTTGATTATCTAAACTTTAATATGATAAGCAAACAATCTTTTGAAACTGAAAGAAGAACTTATCAACCACAATTAGGAACATGGGAAAGTTCAACACTATCCTATCAACCATACGACTCAGCAAATCTTGCATATATCGTAGATAGTAAACAAGGATTACAGGTAAATACAAACTGGTTGCCTGAAACTTATAATGATATTCTAAAACAATTATTAGTATCTGATGAGATTTATTGGGTATATAACGAAGCAACTAATTCAGTAAGACCATTAACTATCGTTACACAAAATATTGTATTCAAAACAGGAGTAGTTGATAAGTTAATTCAATATCAATTTGATTTCCAATATGGACAACCTTATAAGTTAATAATGTAATATGGGTATAATATCAACACAAGCGTTTACTTTTAGATTAATTGCAAACGGAACACAATTAGATATATTTCAAGACGAAGATATTAAGTTATCAAATAATGTAACTGGTCTATTTGATATAGGTCAGTTACCTTCTGATTTTACTCGTCAGATTACACTTCCAGGAACAAAAGTAAATAATGCTTTCTTTGAACATGTATATGATATCTCTATTGATAATCCATTCTTATTTGCAACGAATATAAAAGTTCCTGCATACTTTGATTTTGACTCTGTGTATTTATCAAATGGATATATTCAATTAAACAAAGTAAATGTAATTGCTAATAAATTTATTGACTCATATGAAGTAACTATTTATGGAACTCTTTCCAGTTTTGGTAGAGATATCAACAGAAACTTCTTAACTGATTTAACATCACTATCTGCATATAATCATACTGCATCTTACAATAATATTACAGCAAGTTGGAGTGGTAATCTTTTCAATGGTGATATAGTTTATCCACTTGCCGATTATGGTAGTGGATATCAATTTACATCAGGACAATATGAATTATTTGGAATGGATGACGAAGATGGGGCACTGACAGTTCAAAATTTCAAACCTGCAATTAGGGTAAAACCAGTATTAGATGCAATATTTGCAGAAGCAGGATATACATACTCATCATCATTTTTTGAACAATCATTTATTGATGATACCTATATGATTTGTAATAACTCATTAAAGTATCCTGAATTTTCTGATATTGATTTGGAAACATATGGTAAAATAAAAATAGGTGCAATTAGTGGGAGTGGTATGACAGATAGAACTCTTCCATCAGGTAGTTGGACAACACTTCCTTGGTATAATAAATTATCAGACCCACAAAACTTTTACAATAATGCAGCATATAAAGTAGAGAAACGAACTAATCTTTCAGGTATATTAAATGTAAATGTGAATGTAAGTTGCTCTGTTAATAATATGCCAGGAACATTATCTGCAAATGGAACATGGCAAATAAGAATGTTAGAAACAGGTAGTTCAACTCCCTATTCAACTCGTGCAATTCAATCTTATATATTCTTTTTTGACCAACTACAACAAAGTAGAGGTAGCTTTGGTATAAATACAACATATGAATTACAAACTGAATTTAAGTTAGATGATATACCACCAGGAAATTATTATTTTCAATTAAGACAAAGTCCAAATAACCCACCTCCAACATCTCAACCACTTGTAACATTAGACCCACAATCTACAACTAAATCTTATTTGGAAATTAGAGAAGTAAGACAAGCAGCTGATGGTAGAGTTATAGATATTCCATCAAATATGCCTTTTGGAACAGTAGGTATTAAGCAAATTGATTTCATAATTGGATTACAAAGAAAGTTCAATTTAGTAATCTATCCAGATAAAACAAGATTAAATCAATTCATAATTGAAGAATTTAATAATTGGTATAAGAGGGGTGAAGTAAAAGATTTTAATAGGTATATCAATTTAGATAAAAATATAGAAGTAATTCCAGCAAACAATCTTGCTGTAAATAAATTAAACTTTGGAGATACATTAGATACTGATTATATTTCACAACAATTTGCTAAAGCTGCAAATAGAGAATATGGTAAATCATATTATGTGGATACTGCTAACTTTTTCTCACAAGGTGAGTTTAATGTTAAAACTACATTTGCATCTGACCCATTAGTTAGAATTGCAGGAACAGGTTTATCAGGTAGTGTTAGTGGATTAAATCCTCAACCAATAGCATATCAATTACCAGGTCAATATGCAATTTCACAAAATACCAATCCATCATATGTTTGTAATGGTATTGCAAATCAAACAATATTCTCATCTACGGGTGTATTAGAAGATAGTGCAGTATTATACTTTGATGCATATGGAGTTACTCCATTGACAGGATATAAATGGATTCTAGATTATAATACTTGTGAATTATTCTCAATAAACACTTCAACTGCAGTTGCAACAGATACAGGAGATACTTGTTCAACTTATGGATATCCTTGTTTATAAATAAATTATTATGAGTCAAATTATACCAATATACATACCAACATTTATTAGTGACCAAAACTTCAATCCAAGCAGAGTTTTACCACATATCTATTTTTACAATGGATTGATAGATTGTGAGGAATGGTGGTTAGAAAGCGGTAGTTTTACTACTGCAGGTATTAGTTATTCACAAACTAGTTTTCCATATTTTGACAACTATAATGTAGTAACTGGTAGTTTTCCAACAACAAATAGTGATAGCTTACTTTTTAATAATGAAGCTGCAGCGTATGGAGAAATACCAACCGGTAGTCTTTACACAAATTATTGGGAAACTTATATTTCACTCCTTTATAATCCTAAAACAAGATTATTAAATTGTGAAGCAATTATACCTTTAGCTGATTATATTAAAATGGAATTGAATGATGTAGTAAACTTTAGAGGTAACTATTATCATTTAAGAGCAATAAACGATTATTCATTGAAAGATGGTAGTTGTAATTTACAATTATTAGGGCCAATCATTGGTGATACATTGAGTGATTTGCAACCTATACCAACACCACCAACTGGTAGCACTGCATATGCAACTGCATCAATTAATTTGGCAGAGTATAACGCAAGTCCAACTGCATTTATAGATGCAAACTTAATTGTATCTGGAACGGCTTATTATTTTAGTGGCAATTTCTCACAAAGTATTTCAGGTGGAACAGTTGCTAATGTAGTTATGGAAGGTAAAGATGGTGGTTCAACTGTGTGGGGCCCGTATACTACGGCATCTGCAACATTAACAACTTTAGATAATGGAACACCGGTGACAAGTTCAACACAATATATTTATTCAGGTAGTGGTGATAGGGTTATAACATTCCCAACAACATTTACGGCAGGACACAATATTACAATTTCAGGTAGCACTAATATTATATTAAGTGGAAGTTGTTGCACTCCTACAATAACTACTGCATCAGTTAGTTCAGGAAATATTAGTATTTTCTTTACAACAGGTAGTGGATGTTCTGGTTGCACTGCAACAACAATACAAACTTCATTAGATGGTTCTACATGGGGTGGAAGCAATACAGGTGGATGTAATTCTCCAAGAGTAATTACTGCACCTACTGCATCAACATATTATAGAATGTATGAAAATTGTGGAGCAGTAACATCATCATTCTCTAACTCATATTATTTTGTTAGTGGGTCAGGTGGAAGTGCAACATTATCATGGACATTTAGTGAATTAGCTGGTGCAAGAGGACAAATGGATATTTATGTGAATGGTTTAATTGTTGAAAGTAGAAGCAACACATCAAGTGGAATATATACAGTTTATGTTGGTGATACAATCAATGTTGAACTAACTTGTGATGAGTGTGGTGGTAATTATTCAAATGTAGAAGCCACAGGTATTGTAAGTGCCCTAGATTGTGCACCTCCACCAACAGGTATTGCAAATGATTTTTCATCAACTTATACAGTAGTGAGTGGTGATGTTGGAAATACTCTAACTTTAACTAATACCGCTATATGTAGTGGTGGTGGTTGTTTATAATCACTAATTTATAATAAAAAGATTGTTTTTAAGATATGATAAAAGGTATAATTGAATTATTGAATACAGGAGAACATTATAACATTTCCGATAGAGTTGAAATAGCAAAAGGTAAACATAAATTGCCAACAACATGGAGAGATGTTTGGTATAAAATAAAAAGACACGCATGGCAGACAAACAAGTAAAAGTAAAGGTTGATGTAGAAACCAATGTAGAACCATCTATTGCTGCTCTTAAAGAACTTAAAAAGCAATTGAAGGAAACTGCTGCTGGGTCAAATGAGTTCAAAATACTACAACAACAAATTAATGATACAGAGGATGCAATCAAATCTGCAAGAACTGGTGCATCTAACTTTACGGAAGTATTAGGACAATTACCAGGACCGATTGGTGAAATTGGTAACAAAGTAAGTGGTGCAGTTAATACCTTAAAACAATTTGGTGGATTAAAATTTGCTGACTTAAAAGCATCATTTGTTGAATTAGGAAAAGATTTAGCAGATGCAGCAAAAGGTTTAGGTGAACTTACAGGTATCACAAGAGCATATACTGCCTTAAACGGATTTTTAGCTAAATCATTTGTTCAGGTTGGAGTTGGTGAAGCTGCTGCAGCCGCAGGAGCTAAAGCATTATCAGCAGCATTAATTGCAACAGGTATTGGTGCATTGGTGGTATTATTAGGAACTGCAGCATCTGCATTATATGAAATGGCAACGGGTGAAAAAGAAGCAGCTGCTGCAGCGGATGTATTAAATAGAGCATTAGAAAGACAAAATGAATTATTAGAATTAAATGCAGCAGATACAAATAGAAGAAACAAAGTTGAATTAGCTAGATTAAAAGCACAAGGTGCTGATGCACAAAAGATTAGAGAGACTCAATTTAGACAGGCTAAAGATACATACGAACAGGCATATAAAGATGAGCAAGAAGCTGTAAAATTATATAATGATAATTTAGGTAAAGCAGATGCAGAAGGTCTTAAAAAGTTAGGAGATAATTTAACTAAAAGACAACAGGCAACAAAAGATGCATATGCAACTGCACAAGAAGTAGGATTAAATAATAAAGCAGATGAGTTAAAAGAAGAGGAAGCAAAGAATAAAGAGTTAGCTGGTAAAAATAAAGTTGCAAGTGATAAGAAGATAGCTCAGAAACAAAGAGAGTTAGATGAATTAAAAAGATTAAGAGACCAAGAATTAGGTGAAGTTAGAAAAGGTGAAGAAGACGCATTCAAAGCAACTTTGGATGAAAGAGATAGAACTGAATATGAAATAAATCAAAAGTATGCTGCATTAATTGCAACTGCTACAAAGTATAAACAAGACACTACAATATTAGAAACAGGTCTTCAGGCAGAACTTGCTACAATGAGAAAGAAGTTTGCAGAAGAAGATGCTGATAAGAAGAAGGAATTAGATGAAAAAGAAACTGAAAGACTTAAAAAGAAAGGTGAGGATGAAAGAGGTATTGTATTATTAGGATTACAAACTAAATTAGAAGCATTAGATGCTGAAAATAAAAAGATTGATGGTGACTTTGAAGCTGACTTACAAAGATTAACACAACAAAGAGATATCCTTAAAGAACAAGAAACTACTGAATTACAAAATACTGAATTAACTGAATTTGAAAAAACTCAAATCAGAAAGAAATATGCAGATGCTAGAAAGGATATTAGTGACCAAGAGATAGCAACAGAGAAAGCTGCAGCACAGGCCAAACAAGAAATCAATATGGCTTACCTACAATTGTTTGAACAATTTGGTAATCTATTGAGTCAAGTTGCAGGTAAGAATAAAGCATTAGCAATTGCAGGTATTATTATATCACAAGCAGCATCAATCGGACAAATTGTTGCAAATACAGGTATAGCAAATGCAAAAGCAGTTGCAGCATCACCTTTAACATTTGGAGCTCCGTGGGTATTAATTAATACTATATCAGCAGGTTTAAGTATTGCATCAACAATTGCATCAGCAGTTAAATCAATACAACAAATTAATTCTGCAGCATCTCAAGCCGGTGTAACTGGTGGAGGTAGTGGAGGTTCAATTGGTGCAGCACCAAATATACCAACACCAAAAGTTGGTGGAGCAGCTGCACCTACGATAAATGTTAGTGGTGGACAAAATCCATCTACTGCAATTGCACAATCAATTAACAAAGCACAAGCTCCTCTGAAAGCTTATGTTGTAAGTGGTGAAGTTTCATCACAACAAGCATTAGATAGAAGGACTAGTAGAGCAGCTACATTTGTTGGGGGATAACTATTTTTAATCTTAAAAGTGTTTTTAATATATGAAATTGTATGAGCTTAAAGTTGAAGAGGATGGTGTTGATGAAGTCTTTGCTATTAGTTTAGTTGAGGCTCCAGCAATAGAAATGGATTGGATTGCTTTTGATAAAGAAGAAGTAATGTTTGCATCTGTTGATAAAGACCAACAAATGTTAATTGGCCCAATCTTAATACCTGATAAAAAGATATTAAGAGTAGATGGTGAAGGTCAACCTTATCATGTATTCCTAACAAAAGATACGATTAAAACCGTTGCTCAAAATTACTTAATGAAAAAGTATACTGATAAGGCTACTTTGGAACATGATAAAAATATCAAAGGAGTTCATTTAGTTGAGAGTTGGGTTAAAGAAGGAAAGTTAGATAAGAGCAGTAGATATGGTTTGAATGTGCCTGAAGGAACTTGGATGGGTATGTTTAAGATTAGTGATAATAACTTATGGAATGATTATGTTAAAACTGGAAAGGTAAAAGGATTTTCTATTGAAGGTTTGTTTGAACATAAATTAATTCAGGCATCAAAAGAAGAAATCTTACTTTCTAAAAATGTTGAAGAATTGACAGATGAAGAAGCATTAGTTGTATTATCTTATATGAAAAATATAATCAAAAAAGATAGTAGATATAAAGCAGGTAAGAGAGTAGAGATGGAAAGTTATTCAGACTATCCAGATGGTGTTAAAAGTAATGCTAAAGCAGCATTAAAATATGCAGATGATAATGGTTGGGGAAGTTGTGGAACTCCTGTTGGAAAACAAAGAGCAAATCAATTAGCAAAGGGTGAACCAATTAGTGTAGATACAATAAAGAGAATGTATTCTTTTTTAAGTAGACATGAAGGTGATTTACAAAGTTCAAAATCATTTACTCATGGTTGTGGATATCTTATGTATATGGCTTGGGGTGGAAAGAGTGGATTGGGTTGGAGTAGGAATAAGTTA